CCGACCCCCATACACTTTCTTGATTGATGGTGTGATAAATGCACATTGAAATCATCCCTGTGAATGATTCGGTGCTGAAATATAATCCAAAATCTGCGCTTTCTTGGCAACGAACCATTGTCGGTGCACCCAAGTCCATCATGAATTGGCAATGATCAACGAATGGAGTTGTTCGCTTATGTCTAAGCGGTTTGGGAATCATCAACTGGCTTCTTTGTTATTTCATAACCTGCAACTTGAATCTGCGTGACAATGAAATTGGCCATTGTTGAAGGCGGGTTTGGCAATCCATATTCAAACGCTGCCCACAACGCTTTTGCCAATTCGCCAGTAAGTTTTTTCATATCCTCATTCTGCATCGGCGTTGATAAGCTGCATCACTTGCCCCTTGCAATCTCAACAACTTTTGACAAATCACAATTGCATTCATTCTCTGGCGAATCTTGAAACTGACAACCTGAATGAAAATCGGCAAGTTCTTTGTATAACGCTCGGCGCAATTGCCACGCAATTTGCTTGCGGATTTCTGACTCACATCCGCATCCTGCTGATCCATCCATCATCGGTTCCATGTCATCCCCTTTGTTTGTTTTTGTTGCCCATCGTCAGGAATCGAACCTGAAAGCATCTTCCCCAAGAGCTTTGCAACCATTGCCGATGGCTTCTCTGATTCCCCCCTCGAAGAATTTGAATCAGAGAAAGGGTGTTTGAACTAGAAAGGCTTTGCGCCTAACTTGTCAATGAGTGCCTGAATCTCAGGCGTTACTGTAACGCCATCAACAACTGGCGCAGCTGCAACTGACTTTGCATTGCCAGCAAGATAGGCAGTTGCCTTGTCAATGTCGGCTTGTGAATCAGTTGCGTTGATAAGAATCCAAGGTGCGGATTTGCCTGGCTTTGCAACTCCCTGTCCGATTCGTGCAAGAACTGACTTGCCGATGTTGGACTTGAGTGCGCTGCGAAGTGCGACATTGAAAAAAAGAACTGAGTTGTGCTCAGTGTTGGTGTCAAGGTCAATGAGATCAACCTCGATTGCCTCTGCCTCGCCGAGTGAAGTTGTGATACCTGTCTTGTATTCGACAGGCTTGATGATAAGCAAGTGACCTTGAAGGTCGGCTGGCTTTACTGTTGCCTCTGATGAGGCTGGAGCTGAAAATGTGCTCACTATTGCCCTGCTTTCTGTGTTGGTGTTAGGGGTGAAGCATCCTCATCGGTTGACGAGAAATTTGATTCGACATTCTCTTTGTTGATGTCGTTGATTGTTTTTGTTGGAATCATTTGATGCCAGTCATATAGCCAAGAGTGAATGCAATTATCAACATCACAACAATCAGCACATCAATGAGTTCATTTTTTTTCATTTCTTGCCCGCCCATCCGTCACCTTTGAAAATGGTGAGGATTGGTGAGATTACCTTATCCATATCGACAAGGCAATCACCGCAAGTTGGGTTGGGTGCATCAGAGTCAATGGCGCGGCGAATCTCCAATGATTCGCTGCATCGTGGGCATTTGAAAACATATATTGGACTCATACCCACCAACCTTTTGCTGAGCCGTAGCCATAGATTCCAAAGACAATTCCAAGGGTGTTGAGAACGGCAATATAAATCAAGATTGCAGTAATCATGCAACTCCCACCTCTCCTGGGCAACCTGCACTCAAATTGCCTGAGTTTGGCAAATAGTATGGGCAGTAAATGCAAAGATAAGATGGCGTTGCCGGAATCAATTCCCAGTTGTTCGGATTTGCCTCAGGATCAAGCTGCCAAAGAAGAACTTGCGCTGACTCAAGACGAGCGATTGCATCCAATGCTAGTTGGCGATTGTATGGCTCAACGATTGTGTAGAGGCCATCGAGTCTGCCTCCAAGTGGATAGAAGGCAAGTGCAACCTTTTGCACTGATCCAATGCCCAATTCATTTTCAATGCCAAGCCCATAGAGATTGATTTGCACTCGTTGCTGGTGTGTCATTCCATCGCGCTTGCGAGACTTCATCGAAGTTGCGCCAACGCATTTGTGGTCAATAACCATTTTGTTTTCGATGTCAAATAAGTCGCAAGTGCCAGCCAATTGTTCATTGACAACAACTGGATGCTCCACCAAATAAAGTTTGTGTTCTTCGCCGTCATACACATCTTCAAAGGCATTGGCAAGCCATGAGTGGATTGCAGTGCCAGAGATAGATGCCCAAGGATCGGTGTTGGTGTTTGTCTTATCCCAATCGAGCAACTTATAGGCAGACTTTCTCACGCACGCTTCGCCAACCTCGCTCAAGCCAATGCGCTTTTGTCGTGAGCGCGGCGCATTGGCTGAGCGATTGTTGATAACGGATTTGATGCGCTCGGCAAGAGCTGAAGCATCAGAGCCAGGAGCAGTGAACATTAGTCCTCAACAATCGTGAATCGGCGAGTGATGGTGACGGCCTCAAGGCCAGCAACCTGCTCCTCAGATAGTAGTTCGCGAATCTTCTTGGTATCAATTCGGCGAGATTCCACTGTTGTCCAACGAACTGATTCCTTGCCATTGACAAGTCCAACTTCGCAATCGCCCATTGCAAATTCAACTTGTTGGCGAGCGATGTCTGCTTTTTCATTCCATTCTTTGGCTTTGTTTTTGGCCTCAATGTAGGCAACTAGAAACGCTGCTGCCGTTGGATCAAGGTCAACCATTGCCTGATTGATTTGAGTTGACATTTCTTTCCCCTGTTTCTTGGTTTGTGGTTAGTAGTAGGAGTGTTGCAGCCAAAAGGCTTTGGCAGCGCAAGCACCATCTGAACCGTAATGACGGGAGATGTAAGCAATGGATGCCACAACTTGAGCCATTGGATCAGCTGAATGCTTGAGTCCAATGTTCTTGTAGGTTGTATCGAGTAACTGTCCAACGCCTTTGGCACTTGATGTTGGATTCTTGGCTTTGGGATTCATGTGCGATTCCTTAGTCAAAATCCATTTCAAACATGATGCCTGGCGTGGAATCATCAACTCATCAATGAAAAGGCTGACCTTTTGCTTGTCAGTCAGCATCACTGCTTGATTGACTTCAATGACTTGAATCTGTGTTGCTGGCTTTGGAGCATAGATGCCATTGGTCATGGCAAGAATCAAAAGAATTGCAATGCTTGCGATGCTTACTAGAACACTTGAACTTGAACGACTCATTTGAGTAGTCCTTTCCGTTTCGCCCGATCAAGTGTGCGTTCAAGTGATTCAACTTGAATCTCCAAACGCATTGCCACTTGCTCCTTGGTGAAACCTTGGGATAAAAGGGTTTTGATTTCCCTGATTCTCTTAGTGTGCCGATCCTCCTTGTTTTTGTAGTGCATTTTTCTTTCATCTGGAGTTGTATCACCCCAGAATCCTTCTTTGATTTCATTTTCAATTGCGTAATCCAGGCATTGCACCCGATGGATGCAGCTTCCGCATAGTTGTTTCAATCGCGGCAAACGCTCTTCCCATTCTACCAATGACTCCGGAAAGAAGAAATCGAGATTGCGCTCATTTTTGCATTGAGCCTCATCAAATCTTGGTGAATTTGTCAGCGCACTAAGCAATCGGATCACCGTAGCCAGCCTCTCGCAATAGGCGAACCATGTCTGCCATCGACATAATTGCCCACCAGTTGCCAGCATTGGTCAGGCCAATTCCATTGGGCTTGACTGCCAAGATGCCAAAGTCTGCTTTTGCATTCTCAGCTTCAATTTGAGACTCACGAAGCCAAGCAGGGATTTTGTAAGTTGCGTGATTCTTTACTTCCCAAGCAAGGCATGGAGTGCCAGTGATGTCACCTAAGTCCTCACCAGCACCCCCACCGCCGAGTGCTCGTCTTTCTGCACCAGGAAAACCCTGTCCCTGCAAAAAACGAACGAGCGCAGTCTCGGCTGATGTGCCTTTTTGCTTGGCTTTGCTCAACTTATCTTCCGGACTTCGTTGAAGCAGACGGATTGCCAAGATTGTAAATGTGTTCACGCAATTCTTCATTCTCGCGAAGAGATGACCACAATGCTTTGCGTGTGTCGCGGTTGGTATCCCATTCAATGAAACCGCCAAAAAGAAATCCCATTGTGAAGAATGCAATCATGATGGATGCAAGCGTGTAACCTGACATTAGATGTCTCTTTTCTTGTCGAATGCGCTTTGAAAGTTGTGCCATTCTGCGACTGATTGAAAGTCGTCATTGGCATTGAGTTTGTCACCTAACCAAATGATGAAGAAGAACGCAAGCATGGTCAGGATTATGGCGGTGGCAATCATGCTGATACCGCTTTGTTGCGGTTATAGGGATGATTTGGTGAATTCCAAGAAGTGCAAACAACTGTTCCGTTGTCATCTACCCATAAACGATTGTTCATTTTCTCGCTCCTTTGTCGAAGAACTCCGAGTTCTTCTTGTTGGCATAACTATAACTCCGACAAGTCAAATTGGGCAAGCATTTTGACAAAAATCTTTTTCGGCGTGTCGTAGGCCACAAGGCGAAAAGCCCCCCAACCGGAGTCAGGGGGCTTTTCTATTCGCTGGCGAGTCTGGGCGAGTTAGACTTCAAGCCAGCAAAGCGCGTTGGATGCCTTCTTCAAGGCTTATTTTGGGTGTGTAGAAGGTTTCCATCAATGTCGCATCTCCGACTCTGTAATGGACTCCTGTGGGTTCTGACGGCAAGTGTTCGATGCCTGGTGCATAACCAGCAGCTTGTGAAACTAGGCTCGCCAACTCATTGAATGAGGTTGCACGCCCTGAGCAGAGATTGGCAGTGCCGATGTCATATTCGCATCCGGCAATGCTGGCCTCAACGATGTCATCAATGTGGATGAAGTCTCGAACCTGAGTGCCATCGCCCCAAATTTGGAATGGGTCAGCTTTTCTCTTGGCGCGATCAATGAAAGATGGGAATGGATAATCCAATGCTTGGTCTGAGCCATAGCCTGAAAATGGACGATAGACATGAACTTTCAAACCTTCTCGCCTTGCATGGGAGGCGAGCATCTCCCCTGTCAACTTTGCCCATCCATAAGTTAGGTCAGGAGTTGCGATATTGGAAAGATGAATGTCGCTCTCTTGCAGTTGTAGTTCTTTGCCCCGATATTGCATGGCAATTGGGTAGGCAGCAGAGGATGAAAAGTAAGTGATGCAGCCTGGTCGAGTTTTCATCGCCCATCCAAAGAGTTCAGCATCGATTGCCAAATCAACTGCCAAGGCCAAAGGAGCGCCTTCAATCATCTTGCGACCACCAACAACGGCAGCCAAATGAATTACCTTGTCAAAGTATCGTTTGTCATAACGAAAGAAATCTCTTGCATCAAGGCCGTTGACAATATCAACGCCAACAACTGTGTGACCTTCGGACTCAAACTTTTTTCTGAAATGCCGACCAACAAATCCAGCATCCCCTGTAATCAGAATGTTCACTTGCACCCCCAAAATTGGTAATCATAAATCAAACTTGGATCATCAAATTGCAATGTGTTGAAAATGACTGGTTCAAATCCAGCACCTTCCAAAAGTTCGCGAACTCCTGTTGAATCCCAACCCCAATAATGCTGAGGATTGCCATCGTTGATTTCTCCGTCAGGAGTAGTGACAATCAAGAATTTTGTCTTAGCGCGAATCTTTGCCAATGTCGCTTCAGGATTATCCAAATGCTCGATTGTCTCTGAGCAAATGAACAAGTCAACCTTTGGAATCAAATCAATGGTTTCATCAATTGCACCTTGGAACTCATAACCAGGAGCAAAGTCTCCAATGTATCTTGTCACCGCCGGAATTGCATTGATGATGGCTGCATCTCCTGCCGATAAATCAGCAACGGAGTTGACCTCGCCAAACCAAGAAGCAAAGGCAATCGTCATCTGCACTCGCAAGCGATGATCCTGCCAACTTGAATGTTGATGTGGTTCGGAGTAAATGTTAGCCAGTTCTGCTTTGGTATAAGCAGGCCGCAATCTTGCTCTCATCCTTGCAACACTTTCAAGAGAGTTTGATAATCATCGCCAGTGATGTAATCGTGAAAAGCCTTGGCATCAGCTGAGTAAATCTCTTGCGCGTTGACTTCCTTGTATCCAGCATCCCATTCGGCTTTGCCAGCAACAGGATGCAAATGTTCAAGAACGATGTGACCCATGTATCGGATTGCACCCAAATCCTTGCCTAGTTGCATCCAAAAATTGTCAAGATATAAATGAATCATGCCAGGAGGAACCATCCCGCCCAAAGCATTGACAATGTTGCCAGTCATCGCAACGGCAGTGGCAAGATTCTCGCCTTGAAGCAAGTCATTGCCATAAACAAGGCCAGTCTCTAATTCATCAAGAGCATTGATGAAATGCGTATCCCAATTCTTTGTGCGTGGTCTGTGATCATCGCCAAGAAAACAAAAATGACGGTATTTGTGAGAAAAGTGACGGGCTGCAAAGTTGAGTGGCTTTGCCATGCCTTTGCCATTGCGCTCGACCATGAGGACATCGCAGCCAAGTTGCAAGTAAGCATCCATCATTTCATCATCATCATCGACAATGACAATCAAATCGGATTCAGTCTCAGTCTCATCCAATGACTTGATGAGTTGTTCAATGTTATGTGGTCGATGACGGCTTGGAACCAAGATTGCCATGTTTCTCATGCGACTTTGACCAACTTGCCAGTTGCATCTTTGTAGTAGGCATACCCTTTTGCACTCATTGTGAATGGAGCTGAAAGAGTGTTGCCAATTGTAAATGGAGCCTTGCCTTTGAGGTCATAAAATGCCGGAGTTGTAATGTCGGGAAAAATGCAAGTTTGATTGTTGAAAACCTTGTTGAAATAGTTTCCAAAGCAATGATCGCCGACTTCAATCAACCATGTTCGGCCTTGAGAATCGGGCTTTGAATAATTGTCAATCATTGGATCGCAAAGCATCTCTGCAATCTCATGGCAAATGACTGAGACAAGTCCAGGAGTTGAAAGGCCAGGATGAATCTGCTTGCCTTTGATAATCAATGGCTTGATGTAAGTGCCAAACAGTCGCCCCGATGCCCTTGGTGAGCAATAGGCAACAACTTTGCCACCTTCAACTTTGTGATAACCAGCAGCGCCAACATTGCGTTTTGCTTCAGTTACATAAACAATCCAATCGCCCGCATCTGTGACAATGCTTGCATCACTCAAACTCCAAGCCTTTGTGACCAATGGGGTGAAATAGGAAACTGCCTGTGTAATAGTTTGAAAATCGGCATCTGCAATGCCCGCTTGATTGATAAGTTGAATTTTCATTTCTCGCCCGCTAACTCGCCAGCAATGGCGATATATGCCGCACCGTCAACGAATGAATCGGCGTGGTCTGGTGTTTCAACAAGTCGTGCAATTTTGACTCCCGCCATGCAAAGTGCAACCTGGCTTGGAGTGATGTCAAGGCCAAGGATTACTGACCAAATGGCAGCAATTCGTTGGTGATTGAGCAATGGCGTTCCATAGTTTTTGTCTCTATCGCCATGAGTAAGTCGTGAGGCTTCGTCAAGAATTTCTTTGCGATTCACTTGAGTTGATCCAATGAATTGAGTTGAGATTCTTGCAGCTGATAATTGAGAACCTGACGACCAGCACTGCCAGTCATAATTGGTTCCATTCCTTCATAAATTGACACATCGCACCATCCCCTGAATTCAACTTTTGGAGTCTCCGACTCTACCTCATCAACTGTGCACCAAAATAGAAAATCGGCTTTCCTTTTGATGGAAGCATACTGCGAAACCGATACGCATCGACCCCATTGTTGCCAGTGTTTTGCTGACCAAGTTTTGACTTCGACTCGCCCAATGTTGGTGTTGATGTCACAATCTCGATCCTTTGAAGGGTCGCTGAAAGTGGCCTCTGGCTCAAAGCCGTTGTCTCTTAGCCAAATGAATGCAGCAAACTCGCCGAGATGACCGACAAGATGGCTGCTCGCAGTGTTCCTGTAATGTCCAGGATTGTTGCGATAGCGATTGAAGGTCTCCTCGGCGAGAAGGGAAGCTGCTTGTTTTGTCTCAGGGTTGAGAATCAAGCCCTGAATTGTCAATGGTTACGCCTTTGGAATTTCCGGCGTTGTAGAAACATCGGCAATTGCTGCGTGGATTCCATCATTGGTTTCTCCAGCCTTAGCAGTTGCAGTGCGGAATGCTTCTTGAATATCAAAATCACTTGCTTTGCCTGACCATGCCAACGCAACGCCAAGATAAACAACAACAGTGGCGCAAGCAGTGCCAAAAGCAATTGCACCGCCCATGAGCCAATCTTTTGCAATGACTGCTCCAATGCCCATTCCAGGAAGGAATGTCATCATCACCAATCCAAGAACGCGAACTCCAATGTTCTTCAATTTCTTCATTTTGTTTTCCTTACTTAGTAGGAGGCAAGGTCAAAAAGTTTGGCCGAGCAACGGCAATGATGGTTTTGCCAAAATAACGCTTGCGCTCATACACGCCACCGCCATTTTGCTGACTTGCGCCAACTGCACCTTCTGGACTGGTGTTGCCTTCAATAGTTGTCAGGAAAGTCTTGTTGTTGCTTTCAACGATTCCAACATGATCTGCAATGCCAGCGCCATTCCAATCGAAAAGAATGATGTCTCCTGGAAGAGCTGACTCAGGCTTGATGAGTTGATTCTTTTTCTTGAAATAATTGACCGCATCAGGGCAGTAAATGAATCCAAACTTGTTCTTGGCTGCAATCAAAGATGAAGCCCCTGCCTGTGCAAATACCCACGAAACAAAACAAGCGCACCAACTAGCGCCTTGATTATGCTGGCCGGTGCATTTTGTCCACCAATCCCAGTAAGGAACTAGGTTGCCGGACTTGCCATCTTTGCCGCCTTTCTCAACTGTTCCCACTTGAGTTTTGGCTATGCGAACGACATCTGCACCTGTCATGGCTTCTTTCTTGTTCGAATTGGCTTGGATTCGATTTGTGCTTTCATCACTTCTACATCAATTTTGATTGTCAATTGATTTTCTAGGAGTTCCTCAACCTTATTGATGAGGCCAGTCTTTCCATCATTGTAGAGGGCATACTCGATTCGCGAGAGTTTATCTTGAATCGCCTCTGTGTGTGTCTTGATTGAATGTTTGGCAATTATGCTCACACCAGTCAGGATTGCAGCTGCTACAAAAAAATAAGAATAGACAATCGTTGCCGTATCTGCATTCATCGCGTAATTATGAGAACCGAAATTGCCGAAGCAACTGAAGAAACCGCCCAAATTTCACCTTCGTGATTGGCAAGGGAAATCTTGTCATTGACATCGAGCTTGTAACCAGTAGTCGATGAGACTGTGTTATCTCCCCCAAGATAAGAAATTGCAGTTTCACTGTGAATGTAAACCATTTCAGCGGCAATGTCGGCGCTGACGATTTTTGTTGGTGAAGTTGTGACTGCGTATTGTGCTGATGTTACTGCCATGCGGCTCTCCTATTGATTGAAGGGTCAGGAATTATTGTTCAGGGATTGGATCAATCCAGGATGTTGTTGTTTCATCCCAAATGTAGTTTTTGCCATCAGTAGGCATTGGAATTGGTGCTTGCCATTTGGCATTGGCATCTAATATCCAAGAAGGATAAGGTTGAGGAGCAAAGAAATGGTCAGCAATTGGATCGTATGAATAACCAATCCCTGCATAATTTTTGCGAATCTTTGCGTTGTAAGAAGTACGAACGCAGCGTTGACCTCTAAAATTTCCATACCAAGTTTCAGTGTCTAAACCTTCAATCAATTCAGTTTCATTGATTCCAGTAATAACTTCGGTGACGATATTGTTTTCGTCTATAAATGCGTAATGTGCCATTATGCCCAACTCACATTTCCAGTGCCAGCAGTAAAAGTTGTGATTTTATATGCGCC